GCGACAACTTTGTGGATAAAGACAATAATTCAATCCAGGTAGATGAAATTGTACGAATTGATCATTTTGATACAGTCTACACCTTTAATAATAAATTTAAAACAAGTCCAAACTTTTATGCTGATGGAGTGTTGGTATACTAATGTCAGCAAATACAGAAAATAATAGCGCAAATACCACACTGCAATGGGACAACGGCGACGAGACAACAATTAATCTTCCATTGAAGAGTTATATCAAAGCCCCTTTCACTGATCCAGAAACTGAAGCAGAGGAATTATAATGGCTTTTGAATCCAATATAACTCCTAAAATTCTTGGTCTGTACGATGATGAACTTTTAGTCTCTCATTTTGAACCAGGAAACATTGGCAAATATATTATGCGCGACAGCATCGCCAGCGCACATCATTCTGCTGGCGCATTAAATCCACACTCAACACTGGCAAATGTCGTTAGTTGTTTTAATGGGCAATTATTTTTAAGTGGAAACATTAGAGCTGAGTGGGAATGGAAATCAGGGCAGATATCTGAAAGTGAAGTAGACAATTATCTAACAACGATTTCACCAGCACTTACAAATTATACCTTTACAAAGGATATGGCGAATAATAAGTTGTATGCTGACATCACAACTGATTGGCAGTCTAGTGAGTGGGTGGATAATCACATCAGATGGCAAATTGCTTCACCAAAAGCAAAAGTTATTCTCAATTCCGAAGATGCAGAAATGTTATGTGTTACAAGATTAAATGGATCATATTCAAGATATACTTTTATGAATAGAACCATAGAATCTGGAGAAACAATCACATTATCAAGACCAGAAGTTGAATCTTGCTTTTTATTGTTTTCTGATTCACTCAATAGTGGAGAAAAGATTTTAAGAAGTAAGCGTATGTATAAGTTTGTGAATGCAACATTAAATGTTACAAATAATAATGCGCGACGAGTAAAAATTGTGAGGTTTACAAAATGAATTTGTTTTTGCGATTTCTTGAGAAGATTGGAAGAAAAAAAGTATTTGTTGATTTTTACGGTAACATTTTAGCGCATAGATACTATTTGTTTTATTTTGAAGAGGATGAAGACAAAAAGAAGGGAATGAGATGGTTACCTAATGTATGGTTACATTACTTTCCTGTAGAAAAATATACTGACGGTGGATACGATCATAATCATCCTTGGGCAACAGTAACCTACATTTTAAAGGGTGGATATCTAGAAACATTCAATGGCAAAGATTATAATCGCAAAAAAGGTGAGTTTGTTTTTAGAACAAAGGACGATGTTCATCAATTAAAATCATGTATTCCTGGTTCATGGACTTTGTTTTATCATGGCTTTAGAAAGACAAATTGGCAGATTCACATTAAAGGATGTGATGATGTTTGCGAAAAATGCGCACCATATGATAAATGTTTAGCAGATAGCGAGAAGGTAGAATATTCAGAAGTTTTCAGTAAGTTTGCCGATAATGATAACGAAGACTCTTGGAAAGGATATAAGTGGATTCGATGCATAGATACAAGCAAACTAGAGGCTAAACTTAATAGACGTAAAAAAGCCTTAAACAAATTAAATATGAAGTATGAAGAGCCAGATGAAGTTAGAAAACGTTTAAGAATGAAATCAAAACTTTTCGACTATATGCTAGAAAGAAAAGCGAATTAAACTCAATAAATATAAAAAAATAGGATATGATAGATGGCGCAGTATGTAGAATTATCAATGGACCAAGGAACTTCCTTTGGCGTGGATATTACTGTAATTAACGAAGACGGTTCTACAAGAAACGTTGCGAACTCTACATTCACATCATCAATTCGCAAGTCCTATTATTCTTCTTCTGTTACTGCAAATCTATCAATTACAGCCGCTGATGCTGCTAATGGTTTCATTTATGCAAATGCAAATTCAGCTGTGACTGCAAATATTCGCCCTGGAAGATATCTCTACGATATTAAAGAAGTCAATAGCAACAATGTAACTCGCCTTATTGAGGGTATTATCACGGTGTATCCACAGGTTACAAAATAATGGCAGTTACAGTTAAACAGCAAAGCCAATCTGTAAATGTTTTGCAAATTGCACGCGGTCCACAAGGTCCGCAAGGTCCACAAGGACCGCAGGGTCCACAAGGTCCACAGGGTGTTGGTCCACAAGGACCTCAAGGTCCGCAAGGTGTGACTGGTTCTCAAGGATCACAAGGTGCAACTGGTCCACAAGGTCCACAAGGACCGCAGGGTGTAACTGGTGCACAAGGTCCGCAAGGTGTAACTGGTCCACAAGGACCACAAGGTGTGACTGGCGACATTGGTCCACAAGGACCACAGGGTATCACTGGTCCACAAGGTCCTCAAGGTGTAACTGGACCACAAGGTCCACAAGGTCCGCAGGGTTCACAAGGTGTCATTGGCGACACTGGTCCTCAAGGACCACAAGGACCGCAGGGTCCACAAGGAGTAACAGGACCTCAAGGACCACAAGGTCCGCAAGGTGTGACTGGTCCACAGGGTCCACAAGGTCCTCAGGGACCACAAGGAGTTGAGGGTCCACAAGGACCAGCTGGCGTTTCAAATGTTCCTGGACCAACAGGACCACAAGGACCGCAAGGTCCACAAGGACCAAGTGGTGTTTCGAATGTTCCAGGACCAACAGGTCCACAGGGTCCAGAAGGTCCACAAGGACCAAGTGGTGTTTCGAATGTTCCTGGTCCACAAGGTCCACAGGGTCCACAAGGACCACAAGGACCACAAGGTGTTATTGGTCCACAAGGACCACAAGGAGTTGAAGGTCCACAAGGTCCTCAAGGACCATCTGGTGTCTCAAATGTTCCTGGACCAACAGGACCACAAGGTCCAATTGGTTTAACTGGACCGCAAGGACCACAAGGTCCGCAAGGTCCACAAGGTGTGATTGGTGTTACTGGTCCACAGGGTCCACAAGGTCCACAAGGACCACAGGGTCCACAAGGACCGCAAGGTCCTCAAGGAGCAAAGGGTGACACTGGCGAATTCGGTGGCGCAACATTTGAGTTTGTGTATCTAACAAACACAGCAAACTCAGATCCTGGATCATCAAATTTAAAATTCAATAGCGCATCTTTCTCGACAGCAACAACATTGTATATTGATTTCATTGATCAAAATTCAGCAAATGTATTTAATTATCTACAAACAATTGACGACTCTACTTCAACAATCAAAGGAACATTTAAGTTAGCAAATAGTGCAAACATTAATGAGTTTGCATTCTTTAGTATTAATGGATTGCATGATCACACTTCAAGTTACTTCTATGTTCCTGTTGCGCACACAACTGGCGTAACAACATTCCCAGATTCAACAAATGTTATTATTACATTTGCAAGAACTGGTGACAAGGGTGATGCAGGTCCTCAAGGACCACAGGGACCACAAGGTCCGCAAGGACCACAGGGTCCACAAGGTGTGACTGGTCCGCAAGGACCACAAGGTCCACAAGGTGATACTGGACCTCAAGGTCCACAGGGACCAAGCGGTGTGTCTAACGTCCCAGGACCAACAGGTCCACAGGGTCCGCAAGGTCCACAAGGTCCACAAGGTGTGACTGGTCCACAAGGTCCACAAGGTGTGACTGGTCCACAAGGTCCGCAAGGTCCACAAGGTGTGACTGGACCTCAAGGTCCACAAGGTTCACAAGGTGATACTGGACCTCAAGGTCCACAAGGACCAGCTGGTGTTTCGAACGTTCCTGGACCACAAGGACCACAAGGCGACACTGGTCCTCAGGGACCACAAGGACCGCAAGGTGTTACTGGTCCACAAGGTCCACAAGGACCACAAGGCGTCACTGGTCCTCAGGGACCACAAGGACCGCAAGGTGTAACTGGTCCACAAGGTCCACAGGGACCACAAGGACCACAGGGTGTGACTGGACCACAAGGACCACAGGGACCGCAAGGACCACAGGGTGTGACTGGACCACAAGGTCCTCAAGGTCCACAAGGACCAATGGCTTCTGGTGGTGTTGAATTGTATGGATATATTGAACGCACAAACAGTGCAACAATTACTGGTTCGACATTTACAGCTGATGCTTCTGGAAACAATATTTTTGATCTCACGCTTCAAGCATCAACTGTAGCAATTACATTTACAAGCGTTGCTGCTTCAGGTAAGTCTAGCCCATTAACGCTAATCCTAAGACAGCCTGGAACTGCAGCAAATGTTGTTACATTTGCAAATACTGTATACTGGTCGAATGCCGAAGTTCCTACATTGTCTTCTGGAATCGCCAGCAAACTTGATGTGATTACTTTGTTTACTGTTAATAATGGTGCTACATACTTTGGCGCACATGCTATGGCTAACGTATCTTACTGATAAGAGGAAAATAAAATGGACGGAAATGTAGTTTCACTTCGCAAAAATCGTCTCGATACATTTGAAGGCGTATTAAAAGCGTATCGCGAGAAGATTACTAAAATAAATGCGGTAAATAATATTGAGATTCTTGATCTACGAGAATCAAATGTTTTTCATATTACACTGAGAAAAAATATTATAAATATTTCGTTCGATAATTTGCCAGAAGCAGATAAAAGTTATTCTTGCACATTAATATTAAAGCAAGATAACATGGGAAATCGTAAGGTTGTATTTCCTGAAAACGTTTTCTGGTCTTTTGGTGAAGTTGCAATACTCTCATCAAAACCAGATTTTGCTGATGTAATTACATTGATGACATTTGATGGCGGCGAAACGTATTACGCTTCGCATGCCCTAGCCAATCTTGGACGTTAGGAGGTTATTGTACAATGGCTAATTTAGTTAAAATTAAGAAGATCACTGTTTATACTGCAATGACTGCAGATGCTGGTGAGTGCTGGAATGCTGTTAAACTTCTCAAAGATAACAATGTTCCATTTCAACATTTAAACTGGAGCGATGATTCAACTCTCGAAGGTTTGTATTCAGCTCTAGGCACTTGGAACTATTATGATGGCGAAACAATGTCGCATAAGACATTCACAAAACTCCCAATCGTTCATTGGGAAGGTGTGTATGACACTGACGATGTAGCCACAAATGCTGTAGAAGGTTTAACAGAACTTCAAAGTTCTCAATTGATGGCAAATCTTGATAAGATTGTTCAACCTGCTTAATTAAAAGGTTGATTTAAATGCCATTAGCAGCGACGACTCTTCGAAAAACGAGAGTAAAAGCAGGTTCCGTTACATTTTCAACGAACGGAACATGGTACATTCCATTTGGCGTTCGACGAATTACAATTTCTGGTACAGGTGGTACAGGTAATGCTGGTACTGCAGGTAATCCTGGAAATAATGGCGTCGGAGGTAATGGTGGTTCTGCTGGTACAGGTGGTACTGCTGGTAATGCTGGTAATCCAGGAGCACAAGGTTCAACAGGTCAGCCAGGAAATGCAGGTAATAATGGTGCGGGTGGTGCTGGTGGTGCAGGGGGTTCTGCTGGCAATTCCGGAGCAATAGGAAACACTGGACAACCTGGTTCAAATGGAAACGGTGGTGCTGGTGGCGCAGGAGGCTCTGCTGGCAATTCAGGTGCTCAAGGTAACACAGGTCAACCTGGCTCAAATGGTGCTGGCGGAGCAGGTGGTGCTGGAGGTTCAGCAGGTAATCCAGGCGCGCAGGGCAACACAGGACAGCCAGGAAACAACGGAGCTGGCGGTGCTGGTGGCGCCAGAGGAAATGCTGGCAACCCTGGAGCACAAGGCAACACTGGACAACCTGGTTCAAATGGAAACGGTGGTGCTGGTGGCGCAGGAGGCTCTGCTGGCAATTCAGGTGCTACAGGAAACTCAGGAAATCCTGGAACTAACGGAAACGGTGGTGCTGGAGGTCCAGGCGGTGCTAGAGGAAATGCTGGCAATCCAGGAAACGCAGGAAATGCTGGTGCGACTGGTAATGCTGGTAGCAACGGAAATGGTGGTGCAGGTGGTGCTGGTGCAAACGGCGGCAATGCAGGTGGTGGTGGACAAGGTGGCTGGTCAGTATTTACACAACCAAGTTCAACCACACCAGGAAATAATGGAAACACAGGAACAAATGGCAATCCTACAGGAAATATCGGATATCCAAATTATGGTGCAAGTGGGACTTATGGTCAAGGTGGCGGTAATCCTGCATCACCAGGATATCCAGGAACTTTACTTAATTATGGCGGTAATGCTGGTAACGGTGGAAATGCTGGATCAGGTGGATCAGGAAATCCTGGTTCTGGTGGTAATGCAGGTGCAGCAGGAAACACAGGTGCAGCAGGTAATCCTGGAAGCGGAGGCTCAGGTGCAACTGGTGGACAACCAGGATCTGCTGGCCAGCCAGGAAATGCTGGTGCAAACGGAAATGCTGGAAATACTGGCGGTGGTGGTTCTGGAGCAAATCCTGGCGCGAGCGGACAACCAGGAAATGCAGGATCTGCTGGAGCAGCAGGTAATACTGGTGCTGCTGGTTCTGGCGCTAATATTGGTCAAGCGGGACAACCTGGAGCTGCAGGTGCAAATGGCGCGGCAGGAAATACTGGCGCTGCGGGATCTGGAGCAACTTCGGGGGCTGCGGGTCAACCAGGATCAGCAGGTGCCAATGGCACAGCAGGTAATACTGGTGCTGCAGGATCAGGCGCTACATCTGGTTCAGCAGGACAACCAGGAAATGCAGGTTCAGCAGGTGCTGCTGGCAATACAGGAGCGGCAGGAACAGGAGCAACACCAGGATCTGCAGGACAACCTGGAGCTGCGGGGGCAAATGGCAACTCTGGAACACCAGGATCAACAGGCGCAGCAGGTAATGCTGGTACTGGAGCAAATCCTGGCACATCAGGTCAACCAGGCAATGCCGGAAATCCTGGAGCAGCAGGATCTGCTGGCTCCGCAGGTAATGCAGGAAATGCAACAACTTTTGTAGCAGGTTCATCTGTTACATTTACAACAGTTTCTCTTCCAGGCGGTTCTGGCGGTAACGCTGGTGCTGCTGGAGCAGCAGGTAATATTGGTCAACCAGGAAACGCTGGAACAGCAGGTCAACCAGGAACAAATGGTGATGCTGGAAATGGTGGATCTGGCGGTGCAGGTGGTGCGGGTGGTGCAGCAGGAAATTCAGGCGCACAAGGAAATACTGGACAACCAGGAAACAACGGAGCGGGAGGTGCAGGTGGAGCTGGTGGTTCTGCTGGCAATCCAGGTGCTCAAGGCAATTCAGGCAATCCAGGCACTAATGGTGCTGGTGGAGCTGGAGGCGCAGGAGGTTCTGCTGGCAATCCAGGTGCTCAAGGAAATACTGGTCAACCAGGAAACAATGGTGCTGGAGGTGCTGGTGGAGCTGGTGGCTCGGCAGGTAATCCAGGTGCACTAGGTAATGCAGGGCAACCAGGAAATAATGGAGCTGGCGGTGCAGGTGGAGCTGGTGGTTCTGCTGGCAATCCAGGTGCTCAAGGCAATTCAGGCAATCCAGGCACTAATGGTGCTGGTGGAGCTGGTGGTGCGCAAGGTAATGCTGGAAATCCAGGTAATGTTGGTGCAACAGGTCAGCCAGGAAATACAGGTAATAATGGCAATGGTGGCGCAGCTGGTAATGGTGGTAGTGGTGGTTCGGCAGGTAATCCAGGATCACCAGGAAATGCAGGAACACCAGGTGGTGGCGGTGGCGGCGGCGGTGGCGGCGGTGGTGGTGCTGGAATGTCAGAGACTTATAGTCCTTGGATCCCAATAACTCATACTGCGGACGGACAACCAGGTTCGGCAGGAGGTGCTGGAGGAAATCCAGGATCCGGTGCTGGCGGTGGAGGAGGACCAGCCAGCACCGATCTCGCAGCTGCTGGTTCTAATGGATCTGCTGGTCAACCAGGATCAGCAGGAGCTGGAGGAAATACTGGTGGTGGTGGAAGTGGTGCCACAAACGGTGCTGGTGGTAATGCTGGACAACCAGGAAATGCTGGAGCCAATGGAAATGCTGGAGCAGCAGGGCAACCAGGAAATGCTGGATCTGGAGCAAATAATGGTGCTGCAGGACAACCTGGATCAGCAGGTGCCAATGGCACAGCAGGTAATACTGGTGCAGGCGGTTCTGGTGCAACATCAGGATCAGCAGGACAACCAGGTAGTGCGGGTGCCAATGGTGTCGCAGGCAATACAGGCGCAGGTGGCAGCGGAGCAACAAATGGTGCTGCAGGACAACCTGGATCAGCAGGTGCCAATGGTGCACCAGGCACTATCGGAGGCGCAGGATCTGGAGCAACTTCAGGAGCAGCTGGACAACCAGGAGCAGCTGGTGCTAACGGAACTGCTGGAAATACTGGTGCTGCAGGATCTGGAGCAACTTCAGGAGCAGCTGGACAACCAGGATCAGCAGGAGCAAATGGTGCTGCTGGAAATACTGGCGCTGCAGGAACTGGAGCAACCTCTGGTCAACCAGGAGCAGCAGGGCAACCAGGAAACGCTGGCGGTAATGGTGCAGCTGGCTCAAATGGATCAGCAGGTAATGCTGGCTCTGCAGGAACTGGAGCAACTTCTGGTCAACCAGGAGGTTCTGGAAGCGCAGCTAGCACAACCAATTCTTCTTCTACAATGCAAAAATCAGTATCACAAGGCGCAACAAGTACAATTTCAGTAGGAACTGGTGCTGGAACAGGATCGATTACGATCTCTTGGCCAAATCAATAATTTGCTTTATGTAAATAATCCATATATAATTATGGATTGGTGAGGTGAACATGTTTTCGAAATTAAAGTCTGTAATTAAAACTCCAGAAATTGAATTCTTGTGTGAAGAAGAATTATATGGCACAATGCCTGAGCCATATCCCGCGCGCAAAATGATGCCAGAGTGGTACAAAGAATTACCACCAAAAATTAATCGCGAAAATAAAATTGAGAACAGCACAATCAAGCGTTGTGCGCCTGTTCTTGATGCAATGTCTGTTGGTTGGATTATTCCACTTTGCGGTGATGTGGAGTTCATCACAAATACAGATGCGAGCGGTGTAAATTACAAGTGGACTTTCACAAGGACTCTTGTAGAAAATCACAATGCTGATCAAATAAGTACCAAACGAACACCGCATCCAATGATGCCGAAACCACCAATGAAATTTTTGAATTGGTGGGCAATCAAAGTTCCGAAAGGATATTCAGTTTTATTTGTGCCACCATTAAATCGTCAAGATCCAAAATTTACTTGTATGTCAGGATTTGTTGATTGTGATGGTTACTTTGAATACATTAACTTTCCATTCTTTTTTCATTTACCAAACTATACTGGCATGATTGAGGCTGGAACTCCAATGGTGCAAGCAATACCAATTAAACGAGATGGATTAATTACAAAATCAAGAATTAGACCATTTAATAAAAAAGATCATAAAGATTTGAACACAACAAGAGCGAGAAGAAAAGCGCACGAAAGCATTTATAGAGATTTTATTTGGAGTAGAAAGTAATGAGCACATACTTTTTTGCGCCATCGCCTGATTTATCGACAAGAGAACAAACATTTACATTTTGGGAAAATGGATTCACCGACTCTCAAATTAATGATATTGTTCGCATTGGTGAGAGTTTGCGACCAAAGGAAGCAATTGTTGGTACAGAAAATGAAAGAAAAGTTATATCTGAAATTAGAAAATCTAAAACTTCTTGGATACAACTTAACAATGAGACGACTTGGTTATATGATTCATTAGCATATATTTGCAGACATCTCAATGGACAATTCTACGATTTTAGTTTAGATGGGTTTGTTGAAGATTTTCAATATACAGTATACGATGGCGCAGGGGATCACTATACTTGGCATATTGATAGAGGATCACGCGAAACACCACGTAAACTTTCATTAGTATTGCAGTTATCAGATCCAAATGAGTATGAGGGTGGGGATTTAGAGTTTTTTGTATCAGCTGAACCAATAAAAGCCAAAAAACAAAAGGGATTGCTATATGCATTTCCATCTTGGATGTTACATCGAGTAACACCTGTCACATCTGGCATTCGTAGATCTCTTGTTATTTGGGTTTCTGGTCCTAAATTTAAATAACTAAATATGCAAGTAGAGAAAAGAGAGTATCCGATAGACTCACTCGCGCTCAAGCGGTTTAATATCTGTAAATTATGCGCATTTTACATAGAAAAAGAAATCAAATGCGGAATTTGTGAACAAAAGGTTAAACATCTTGTAAATCAAGATTTAATTAATTGTCCTGTAGGTAAATGGTAAATGATATATTGTACAGAAAAAAAAATTGGTGTGTTTTTAAATCCTAAAGTTGGATCAACTTCAATTATGGTGGCATTTAAAAATATTCCAGTAACTTTTAAAAAACAAAATCATTTAAATTATACTTTAGCATCACAAGCATTTGAGTTGCCTGATTTCGACAAATATAAATTCTTTTGCTTTTACAGAGATCCTGTGAGTAGATTTACTTCGGCGTTTAAATATTATAAACGACACACATACATGGGTGCTCTTAATAAATTTTCAACGCTAGAAGAATCGAGAAAGGCTTTATTGCAAGTTCGCAAAAAAATATATGATGACTTTTTGTTTCCTAATAGACATTATCCTGAGAGTTATTTATGGTTGTCGGAAGAAACCAGAGCAATTTTAGAGTCGATCACATTAGATCAAATATTAGATTTAGTTCCTTCGATTGACACTATTCCTGCTACCATAGAAACTGGATTAGCATATCAAAAACGATGGTTAGATCATGATATTGATATCACATATTTAAATTTTGCTGATTATGATAATGAACTACGTCGACTTCTTTCGTTCTTTGATGTTACTATAGAAGAAGTACCGCGCAAAAATGAGAACATTAATTTAGATACTGATGTTCCGTTTACGACAGAAGAGCGCAATTTAATTATGCAAAAGTATCAAATTGATTACGATTTCTTTGCTTCTAAAGGAATTACATTCTAATATTTTTTTATGAAAATACATGTTTTAGCAAATCCCAGAAATCCGACTGGGTTGATGAATCGTATAGATCCCTTTGCGGTTCATGCATACAAATACATCAAGCATCTATCTAAACATTATGAGATGGTTCATTATGGTATTCCTGGTGCACAAGTGGATTGCGAGCATGTCGATATTAATACCACGCCTGTGGAGATAAGATTATTTAATGAACGTGCAGGCGCGCAAATACGCAAACGTTCAGATAAGGGTGATATTATTGTATGTTTTTTTGGTATTGATAATCAACTTGCGTGCAAAATGAATCCAGAATGTATTGCCGTAGAGCCTTCTATTGGCTATAGAACAAGTGGAATTTTTAGTGACTATAGAGTGTTTACCTCTTACGCTCAGATGCACTTTTTTTATGGCGAACGAGGGATGCTCATGAATCCTTCGTGGTTTGATGCAGTAATTGGTAATCCATTTACGATTGAAGAATTCGAATACTCTGAAACAAAAGAGGATTATTTTTTACACTTTGGAAGAGTTTGTGAAGAGAAGGGCATTCATTTAGCAATTCAAGCCACAGAAAAACTTGGCAAAAAACTTAAAATAGCTGGACCTGGATCATTGCATGATCTTGGTTATTCTAACGTGCCTGATCATGTTGAGGTAATTGGATATGTAAATGATGCGGAACAACGCATGAAACTAATGAAGAACGCCAAAGCACTATTTGGTTTAACATACTACGTTGAGCCATTTGGTAACATGATTATTGAGGCGAATCTCTGCGGCACTCCAGTAATTACAACAGACTGGGGCGCATTCCCAGAGATTGTATTAGAAGGCGATACGGGTTATCGTATTCGCGATTTTAAATCATTACTAACTGCAATTGAAAACATTGATAAAATATCACCATATGATTGTAGAAAGTGGGGACTAAATTTTTCTGACGAAGAGGTGCATAAAAAACACCATCAATATTTACAGAAAGTTATTAAAAATAAATTCTATGAATAAAATTGTAGTAGTAGGTTCATCAATTCAACCAAGAGAAGGTAAATTTACATATAGTGAAACACGTTCTATTTTTAATAAAGATGAACGATTTAGACAAACAATCTTTACCATCAATTCGATTAAAAATATTTTACCCGATGCAAAAATAAAGATAATCGATTCATCAGATGACTATGTCGAATATGAAAGAATGTTTAATGTGTTTGAAAATGTTGATTTCGTGCCACTCAAAGAAATTTCATATACAGCATTTGAAAAAGTAAACACACATACAAATAAAAGTTATTGTGAATGTTTACTACTAAACTCGTTTTATACGCACTTTAAGAAGGAATTACAAGGTTATGATTTTGTCATAAAAGCCACAGGAAGATATTTTCATAATAATTTTAATAATGGTTTATTCACAGAAGAAAATAAAGATAAATTCTTCTTTAAGAAACCCCTACAGTTTAAATGGAATGACAATTGGAATTATTGGATGGTCGATCGTAGAGCGATACAAAATGATGATATGTTGAGACAATATTGCACCGTTATGTATGCATTTGGTTCATCTAATTTAAATTCAATAATAGAGATAAATGAAGCTGCAATGCATTTCATCGACAGTAAAGAAATGATAAACTACGATATTGAAACTCTTATGTACTATCTTACACGACCAAATGAGAGTCGAATAATAGAAACTAATTGGAATGTGGTGGGATGGAATGGTGTCGACGGTCGATTTATGCATTACTAGATATAAAATGAAAGTTAAACTTATTATTATAGATGATTTCTATACAAACCCAGATTCAGTTAGGGAATATGCGCTCTCACAACCTTTCGAAATTTCAGGTAATTATCCTGGACTTCGAACCAAAGCGTATTTACCAGACGATTTGAAAAGTGCAATTCAAGGAATTGTTCAACACTCGAGTGGAAAAATAACAGATTGGTTTGAAAGTTCTGGATACACAGGCGCTTTTCAAATTTGCATGGCGAAAGATCGTACATGGATACATGCAGATAGTTTTAATACTTGGGCTGGTGTTTGTTATCTGAACCCTGATGCACCAATATCTGCTGGCACTGCACTATATCGATGGAAAGAGAACAAGAAGTATGAGCGATCTAATAACGATGAGCCGCAGTATGATGGATATGATTACACCAAATGGGATATGACAGATTATGTCTCGAACAAATATAATCGATTAGTATTATATCGCGGAAACATGTATCATGCTTCAGTAGATTATTTCGGAAATAATCTTCAAAACGGAAGACTATTTCAAACATTCTTTTTTAATACAGAATACTAATGAAGATTCTTCATGTAATCTTTTCTTGCAACAGGATTCGATATCTGTTTCCGACACTTAACTCATTGTCTAATTTAGACTATGGAAATCATGAGGTTCGAAAGATTATTGTCGATGATTATCCAAGAACACGCAATGATGCGATCTTTGATTTGATTGGTAAACGCTATAGATTTGAGATATGGAGAAATTCAGTTAATAAAGGACTATCGGTAAATTGGTCGGATTTCTTCTCCTCGCTCCGAGGTATGGATGTAGATTACGTTCTTCATCAAGAGGATGACGTAATTCTAAAAGAACCAATTAAAGTCGACGATCTGATTGAATGTCTCGAGTCAGAATCTAAAATTGCCTCGGTTGTTTTACAACGACAACCATGGTACTTTAATGAGAAGCCATCAACTATTGAATCGAGCGATACGCAATTCAAGCAATTTTACTATAGCAAAAATACAAAGACTTTTCCGATAATCTTTAGTTTATATCGTAAGAATATTATCGAATATCCATTCCAAGATTATTGGAAGTTTAATATTAATGAAGGAATGATAATGGTTTATCTAGACCATTTTCATCAGATGTATTCTGCCACATTAAAAAATTCTCGAGGCGAAAATATAATTGAGCATATCGGCGAGGAGACGACTGGTAAAAGAATATTAGAGGGCGAGCCTAATTGGGAGCAGTTTGCTCACATGGATCCTGATCGAATTTATACATCTCGAGAGGGTAGATTGATCGAATAACTAAATATAGTACTACATGCGAGGTTCTAAATGGCGAAACCTACCAATAAATCCACACTTAAAGATCATTGCCTCCGAAATCTTGGTTTTCCTGTAATCGATATAAATGTTGATGACGATCAGCTCGACGATCGTATGGACGATGCTTTGCAGCTATTCCAAGATTATCACTACGATGGTACTGAGACTATGTACCTTGGGCATAAAGTAACGAATGCTGATATTTTAAACAAGTATATCACCTTATGTGACAATATAATTGGTGTAAGTCAGGTGTTTCCTTTTTCTGGCACCTCGGTATCTTCATTAGACGGAAATGAGTTCAACATATTTGATGTTAACTATCAAATTCGCTTAAACGATTTCTATAGTTTAACAGCCTCATCATATGCTTATTATTATATCGCTCGCCAACACTTGTCAATGCTTGATATGATCATTACAGGAGATGTACCATTTTCATATAATAAAAAGACAAATCGTCTCTATCTGTTCCAAGATTGGGATTCTAAATTAAATGTAAATGAGTACATACTATTTCGCGCAAATCGAATAGTTGATCAAGATTCTTATGAAAGAGTTTATAATGATTCTTGGGTCAAGGAGTATACAACTCAATTATTTAAACGCCAATGGGGAACTAATCTAAAAAAATATGGTAATTATACTTTACCTGGAGGATTGGTTATAAATGGAGAAAGGATTTACGCTGAAGCAGATCAAGAGATTCAACGGCTCGAGGGTAAACTGCGCGATGTATTTGAAGAGCCTCCAATGATGTGCGTTGGTTGATATGGCAACGTCAGTTTATTTTAACAATCAGGGCGCGACTCGAGAGCAACTACTGATTGAAGATATGATTATCGAATCCATACGCAATCATGGTATCGACATTTATTATCTTCCTCGAGAATCTCAATCAGAGTTAGATCGATTGTTTGGCGATGATTCTGTTAAAAAATTTACAAAGGCTTTTAAGATCGATATGTATCTTGACTCATTTCAAGATTTCGAAGGTAATCAAGAATTCTTTTCTAAATTTGGTTTGCAAATTCAAAAAGAAGCACGTGTGACTGTAGCACGAAGAACATTTGAACGAGTTATACCTAAAACACTTCGGAATCTTCCAAAAGAGGGCGATTTAATTTATCTACCCATTCAAGAAAAAATAATGGAGATAAAGTTTGTTGAAGAGGAAAAGAATTTCTTCCAGGCAGGAAAAGTTGCTCCATATATGTACTCTCTAAATCTAGAGATGTTACGTTATAATGGTGAAATTTTCGATACAGGAATAAATGAGATCGATATAATTGCGCAATTAAGTGCATATGGAATTGAATTTACAATGCAAGCTGGTGGCTCGAGCACATTTACGAATAACGAGATTGTATTTCAGGGATCCAATTTGGCTTCAGCGACAGCACGTGGATACGTTTCAAGTTGGGATTTACCAACTAGAAAACTAATTATTCGAAATATCAAAGGATCATTTGCAGCAAATACACTTATAAAAGGTTCAGAATCAAATGCGCAATGGACGATGACTAGCGTAGATCCGCAAGAGAATCAGACAGATGCACTTGAAGAGAATGTACTACTTGAAAATGAAGCAGATAATATTCTAGACTTTACAGAATCTAATCCATTTGGAACACTAGACGAGCCATAATATGTTATCTGGTCAACACTTTTATCATCGCATAACGCGGAAGATGGTCGTTGCTTTCGGCTCGATGTTCAATAATTTAAAATTGTTTCGTTATAACTTAGCGGGAACTACTGAACTAGAACGCATTGTAGTTCCATTGAATTACCTATCAAAAGAAAAGTTTTATTCGCGTATTACACAAGATCCAAATCTTGATCGACGTGTTCAACTCACATTGCCTCGTATGTCATTTGAATTGACCGATATCGCTTACGATACTACTCGCAAAATTTCACCATATATTAATCAGTATGGACCATTAAACCAAACAGCAATTAAAACAACCTTTCTTGCTCCATATAACTTTAATTTTTCACTTTTCATCTATGTTCGAAATACAGAGGATGGCACACAACTAATTGAACAAATCTTACCTTACTTTAATCCAGATTATACGATGACATTAGATTTGGTAGGTGTTGGAAATCCAGTTGATGTTCCTTTAATTCTTCAAAGTGTAAATTATAATTCTGGTGGAACAGAGGGTCCACCACAAGAATTAAGAATTTTACAATGGAATTTAGGTTTTACCATGAAGGGTTATCTATATGGTCCTGTGAGCAATGTTGAAATTATTCGCAAAGTTACTGCGAATACTTATGAGTTTAACAGTGGAGGTAACGAAGCAAAACGATTTAATTTAAATACAGGAACAGGACAATTTAAAATTGGTGAAATGGTTTATCAAGGTCGTAATGTTGATGGAGCTTCAGTAAGAGGATTCGTAAGTTCTTGGAATAATACAGCTAATATACTTGTTGTAAGTGATATAAGCGGTTCGTTCACCTCTGGAAATACTATCACTGGAGCAGTTTCGAATGCTGCTTACAATCTATATTCTTATAATTCAGCGACAGATTATCAGTTAAATAGAATTACAATTGAACCAGATCCAATATCAGCTAATGCAAATACTGCATTTGGATTTGATATCGATATTGATCATGCACCGAACATAACGTGATTTATGAGTGAAACCGATAAAAATTTAGCAGAAATCTTGAATACTGATTATATCCCTGCTGTAAAAGAGGATAAACCAGTTACAATTTTTAAAGAGAACGGTGAAAATCCAGATGCTGATTATTCTCGATCAAATTATTATAATCTTATCGAGCGAGGTAATGAAGCATTAGATGGTATTTTAGAGGTTGCAAAAGAATCACAACATCCTCGAGCATACGAAGTGGCTGCAAATATGATAAAAAATCTCTCTGATGTAACAGAGAAATTAATGATTCTTCAGAAACAGCAACAGGATCTGAAGCCAAAAGAAGTAACTCCAACCAATATTAATGTCGACAAAGCTGTATTTGTCGGTTCAACAACAGAGTTATTGAAAAAAATAAAAAATGAATCTACCACTTAGAGTTAAAAATTATCTTGGCAATCCAAACTTAAAAAAAGTTAATATGCCAGTCTCACTCACGGAGGAACAAATCCGTGAATATGTGAAATGCGCCGAGGATCCAATCTTTTTCATTGAGCGTTATGTAAAAATTATTACGCTTGATCGAGGATTTATTAATATAAATCTTTATCCTTTTCAAACACAAGCGATAAATGATATTACAAATAATCGAAAGGTAATTCTCAAAGCAGGTCGTCAGCTTGGAAAGACGACGATGGTTGTTGGTTACATTCTATGGTACATTCTTTTCAATAATGATAAATTTGTAGCCATTCTTGCCAACAAAGCGCCGACAGCACGTGAGATTTTAAGTCGAATTAAAATTGCATACGAGGCGTTACCACTCTGGATTCAACAGGGTGTGAGAGTCTGGAATAAAGGTGATATTGAACTCGAGAATAATTGCCGTGTAATGGCAACTTCGACTGCCTCGAGTGCAATTCGTGGTTTCTCTATCTCTTTACTATATCTCGATGAGTTTGCATTCGTTCCAAGTAATATTGCCGAGGATTTCTTTACCTCTGTGTATCCTACGATATCTTCAGGTGAAACATCTAAAATTCTTATCTCCTCGACACCAAATGGAATGAATCATTTTTACAAAATGTGGAACGAAGCGATAGAGGGTCACAATGGATTTATGCATATCGAGGCAAACTGGAGAAATGTTCCTGGAAGAGATCAGCGATGGGCTGATGAACAACGGCGAGTTCTTGGTGATCAAAAATACTATCAAGAGGTCGAAACTGAGTTTATGGGTTCCTCTGGAACTCTTATCTCTGCAGCTGGGCTTAAGAGTTTAGCATTTAACAAACCTTTAAACAAAACTGATAGCGGAATTAACATTTACGATCAACCTGCAGCGAATCATAACTATCTAATTGTGGCTGACACTAGTCGAGGAAAAGGCTTAGATTATTCAGCCTTTGTTGTAATAGATATTAACTCGATTCCCTATAAACTTGTTTCGACATATAGAGATAACAACATAAGCCCACTTGTGTATCCCAGTATTATAAAAAAGATAGCGCAATATTATAACAATGCATATGTGCTAATTGAAATAAACGATAATGGTCAGCAAGTAGTGGACTCTCTTTTCGATGACTATGAATATGAGAATATTCTTTCCACAGTTGATCTTAAAGGTCGAATATCGTTAACATGGGGATATGGTACAAAATCTAGTCGAGGATTGAGAACCACTAAGAGTGTGAAGCGTATGGGGTGTTCGATTTTAAAGAATTTAATTGAATCTCAGCAAATCATTATTACAGATTTCGACACTATCTCAGAGTTATCCACATTTATCGCAAGAGGAACTAGTTTTGAAGCTGAAGAGGGAAGCCATGACGATTTGATTATGTGTCTTGTTTTGTTCTCGTGGTGCACGAGTCAAAACTTTTTCTCCGAGATAAGTGACACGAATATCAAGAAACGTCTCTACGAGCAACAAATGCAACAAATCGAGGATGAAATGTTGCCCTTACCCGTTGTATTAGAGGAGCGCAACAATTCTTTTGTATCAGATGGAGCTCTCTGGAACGTGGTGGAGGGTAAAAACTGGGGCACCTAGTACAAAATTATGAATTACTAAATATTCCGTAGATTTTCTATTTCTCCATTTATAGGAGCATAAACATGGCGTTTCAAGTATCTCCTGGCGTTGTTACCTCTGAAGTAGATTTAACAACCGTAGTGCCTTCCACAGGAACAA